AAGAAGAAGTTGCAAAATTAAAGGAAATTCAAAATAAAGGAAATCAAATTTCATATTCATTAGGTCAAGTTCATATTGCAAAATATGGTTTAAAAAAGAAAACAGAAACTTTAGAAAACCAACTAGATGACTTACAGAAAGAAGAAAATGAGTTAGCAAAAGAGTTAACAAAAAAATATGGAGAAGGGAATATTGATTTAGGAAAAGAAGAATTTACTAAAACAAATTAGTTTTTTGAAAAGGATTTTAATATTTATAATAAAAATAATATTAAAATAACATATTGAAATGGCAGAAACTTTATTATCTCCCGGTGTACTAGCAAGAGAAAATGATCAATCCCAAATCACCTCGGGACCACAAGCAATTGGCGCAGCTATCATTGGCCCAACAGCATTAGGACCTGTAAATATTCCTACTATAGTTACATCTTATAGTGAATATTTAGCTTTATTTGATGCAACTATAATAAGTGCATCTAATACTTATTCATACTTAACTTCGATTGCGGTAAATAATTACTTCCAAAATGGAGGTTTATCGATGTTAGTAACTCGTGTAGTTACTGGATCTTTTTCTGCAGCAACAAGTTCAGCAATGAATGCTTTAGGCTTAAATGATGATCCAACAAAATTAGAAGATCCGTTTGTTTTAGAAACTCTTTCAGAGGGAGAAATAATGAACAACACAGCAATTCCAGTTGGTGATACAGAGATTGCTGGTGGAGCAATGTTATCTGGATCTCAATATAACATACGATGGGAAGTTCCTCAAGTAAATACAGCTTCAGGACAATTCAGTTTAGTAATTCGTAGAGGAGATGATAGAACAGCACAACAAACTGTTTTAGAACAATATAATAACGTATCATTAGATCCACAATCTTCAAATTATATTTCTAAAGTAATTGGAGATATAGATAATACATTAGGTGAAGATGGAGGTCAATATTTTGTACAAGAATCAGGATCTTATACTAATAGATCAAGATATGTAAGAGTAAAACAAGTAAATTACAAAACTCCACAATATTTTAATAATGCCGGAGTTGCTAAAGATGAATATACAGGATCACTTCCACAAGTACAATCAGGATCATTTGGTGATGCAACAGGTAAAAATGTTAGTACTACTCGTAAAATGAATTTTTATGAAGATATTAATGGAACAGATTCACAAGGTTTAACAGGTCCATGTTATACTAACGTAATTAACTTATTATCTAATCAAGATGAATACCAATATAACATTATATCGGCTCCAGGTTTAATAAACGCTTCTACGGGTCATGCTTCGGAAATTACAGCATTAGTTAATAATTCTGTTGCACGTGGTGATAATATGGCAGTAATTGATTTAGTTGAATATAATGCACAAATTGCAACTGTAACAGATGGAGCAGCAGGATTTGATAATAGCTATACAGCAACATACTGGCCATGGATACAAACAGTAGATCCAAATACAGGAGAATTAGTATGGATACCAGCTTCAACAATGGTCCCAGGAGTAATGGCTTATACAGATGCTTCAAGTGAACCATGGTTCGCACCAGCAGGTATTACTAGAGGAGGATTAGGTCAAGTTACTCGTGCAGAAAGAAAATTAACAGTAAGTCAAAGAGATACTTTATATGAGGCAAATGTTAACCCAATAGCTTCATTCCCAAATCAAGGAGTAGTAGTATTTGGTCAGAAAACATTACAAAAAAGAGCAAGTGCTCTAGATAGAATAAATGTTAGAAGATTATTAATACAACTTAAAGGATATATTTCTCAAGTAGCTGATAATTTAGTATTTGAACAAAATACTATTTCAACAAGAAATAACTTCTTAACACAAGTTAACCCATACTTAGAATCAGTACAACAAAGACAAGGATTATACGCTTTTAAAGTAGTAATGGATGATAGTAATAACACACCAGATGTTATTGATAGAAATGAACTACTTGGTCAAATATTTATTCAACCAACTAGAACAGCTGAATTTGTTATACTTGATTTCAACGTATTACCAACTGGAGCAACATTTCCAGCATAAGAATTAAAAAATTGAATATTTATAATAGATAAAAAACATACATAAAAATGGCAGTATTAGATCCAAACGAAATATTTTTCACAGCTTTTGAACCAAAACAAAAGAATAGGTTCATCTTATATATAGACGGTTTTCCATCTTATATAATGAAAGGTGTAGGAGCTGTAACATTAACTCAAGGAACAGTACCTTTAAATCATATCAACGTTCAAAGATATGTAAAAGGTAAAACAACTTGGGGAGAAATTGAATTTACATTATTTGATCCTATTACCCCTTCAGGAGCCCAAGCTGTTATGGAATGGGTAAGATTACACCACGAATCAGTAACAGGTAGAGATGGATATAGTGATTTCTATAAAAAAGATTTAACTATAAACGTATTAGGACCTGTAGGTGATATCGTATCTGAATGGATAGTTAAAGGAGCTTTAATTACATCAGCTAACTTTGGAGATTTTAATTGGGATACTGAAAATGCTGCTCAAGAAATTCAAATGACAGTACAACCAGATTACTGTGTATTAAATTTCTAAAAATTTTACCCACCCCTAATTTGAAAAATTGCTTGGCTTCGGTCAAGCTTTTTTTTATATTAATATGTATCAACGATAAAAACGTTTTAATTAAATAAAGATTATGGCTGAATTTAAATTCCCAAGTGAAGAAGTAGAATTACCCTCAAAAGGTTTAATATATCCTAAAGATCATCCTTTATCAAGTGGTAAGGTAGAAATTAAATATATGACTGCTAAAGAAGAAGATATTTTATCTAACCAGGCATTTATAGAAAAAGGAAATGTACTTGATAAATTATTAGAATCAGTAATTATTTCAAAAATAAATTTAAAAGATTTAATTATAGGAGATAAAAATGCTATTTTAATAGCTACTCGTATTTTAGGATATGGTTCTGATTATGTAACTATGGTTAATGGTAAAAAAGAAACAATTGATCTTTCAGAATTAGAAAATAAATCATTTGATAGTTCTACAATGATAGAAGATAAAAATGAATTTGCTTTTACACTCCCACATAGTGGTACTAAAATTACATATAAGTTATTAACGGGTCATGATGAAGTTAAAATTGAAAGAGAATTAAAAGGACTTAAAAAGATAAATAGAAATGCTTCTTATGAAGCTTCTACCAGATTAAAATATTCACTAACTTCTGTTAACGGAGAAACTGAAGCTAAAGATATTAGAGAATTTGTTGATAATTATTTTTTAGCACGAGATGCTAGAGCATTTAGAAAACATTTAGTAGCATCTTCCCCAGACGTAGATCTTAATGTTACATTAGATTCTGGAGAGGAGGTAGTTGTGCCTATTGGGCTAAACTTTTTTTGGCCTGACTTCGGAGACAGCTCCTCAAATTAGATTAAATGTATTTAAACAGCTACATGAAATAGTATTTCATGGTAAAGGTGGATATGACTATAATACCATCTACAATATGCCAATATGGTTACGTAAATTTACATTTAAAGAAATAAGTGATTTTTACGAAGAAAAAGCAAAGGCAGAAAAAAATGAAAGGGCTGGAGGCAAAACATCACTTGTAAATTCAGAAGGTAAAATAAACACCCCCCAATTTAAACAAGCATCCAAAGCATATGAAGGTAAAAGCAGCTACAAATAGTTGCTTTTTTTCATATTTATAATAAAATAACTTTGTATGGCACTAGGTGACGGAAAGGCTAAAAAAGAAGCAGAAGACATAAAACAGGAATTAGCATTCATGTATGATGCTATTACGTCTTTAGGTGATAAACTAGTTGATTCTTTTGAAAGTGCAGTAGACGAAGTAGGTAATATGGGTTCTGCTTTTGAGGTTGCTAGTAAAACATTTCAAAGAGGTTTAGCTGCAGATTTAAAACAAAGTGTAAAAAATACAGATACATTAATTGATTTGTATGCTAAGTTAAAAAGTGATACTCTTACTCAAAAAGATTTAGCTAAAGCACAAGAAAAAATTGATTCTAATAGACTTAGAATAGAAGTTAAAAGAAAAGCTTTAGGAAGGGATATTACAAAACAACAACAAGAATTTTTTGTATTACAGGAAGCTGAATTAGGTAAACAACAAGAAAAAGTAAACGAATACACTAAAGAAAATGATGCTTTACAAAAACAAAAAGGTTTATTTCAATTAATACGAGAAAATGCCAGTGGTTTAGCTGATAAATTAGATAAAAGTGGTACTTTATCAAAAGTACTATCAGGGAATATTTTAAAAACATTAACCCCTCTTAGAATATTTGAAATAGCTGTTTTAGGGATATTTAATGCTTTTAAAGGATTAGATAAAACTACTGCAGAAGTTGCTGAACAATTAGGAGTAAGTTACCATGAAGCACAAGGGATGAATAAAGAATTCTCCCAAATTGCACAAAATTCAAATAATGTATTTGTTACTACCCAAGGTGTTGCAAAATCCCAAATAGAATTATCTAAAGTTCTTGGAACTAATGCAATGTTTACTGATGAAATGCTCCAAACTCAAACGGAGTTAACTCATCAACTAGGATTAAGCGCCGAAACGAGTGGAGAAATAGCTAAACTTGGTTTACTAACAGGTAAAACATCAAAAGAAATAGCAGCCAATGTATTAGGCCAATCAGTAGCGATGAATGCAGCTAATGGTACAGCAATTACTGAAAGAGAAATTTTAAAGGAAGTAGCAAAACTATCAAGTAGTATACAACTAAGTATGGGTAATAGTGAAGTTGAATTAGCTAATGCTGTTCAAACTGCCAAGAAATTTGGTATGGAATTATCACAGGTAGATAGTATAGCAAATAGTTTAATGGATTTTGAATCTTCTATAACAAATGAATTAGAAGCCGAATTATTATTAGGAAAAGATCTTAATTTAGAAAAAGCAAGACAATTTGCTTTAGATAATAACCTAGCGGGTGTAGCAGAAGAAATTGCTAAACAAGCAGGATCAGCAGCTGAATTTACAGCCATGAATAGAATACAGCAAGAGGCATTAGCTAAATCTGTAGGAATGAGTAAAGAAGACTTAGCAAAAACTTTACAAGACCAAGAAATATTAAGTAAATTAGGTGGTAAAGATGCAGATATGAAGGCTGCATATAATAGATTAGTTAAAGAAGGTTTTTCACAAGAACAAATAGCAAAAAAATTAGGTGATGACAAACTAGCAGCGTCAATGCATGCAGAATCTATACAAGATAGATTTAATGCTGCTTTAGCAAAAGCACAAGAAATATTTGTTCAAATAGCAGATGCTTTGATGCCAATTGTTGAATTCATAGCGGATGCAGTAGGTTTAAT